TCTGTTGCACTACCTGTTATATTTTGTGGTACTCTTATAGTATCATTATCTTCTAATTTTGGAAATTTTAATCCCTCACGAGCCTCATTTGGGGTTATGATTCCTGTATTAACCAGAGTAGAATAATAAATAGCTTGTGTTCTGTTATCTGGTTGTAGTGCCGGAACTACAAGTCTATCAGGACGAATAGTAACACCGTTATTAAAGAAGTGCGAAAATGCACTTCCAAATTGATTTAGCATAGGCAGTATAGTTTGTAAATAAAATAATTTTTGATTCGCATCTATATTTGCATTATTACCAGACTTAAGTAAAACATAAGGTACACCTAAAGCCTTAGCCATATCCATTTGTATTCTTTCTATAGAATTTTCAAAATCTAGTTTATCAAAACTTACAGCAGAAAAAGGATCAATTTTTAATCCACCATCTAAAATAGCTGGATTACGTGCACCATCAAAAATAGTATTATAAGTAGAGCGCCATGCCTCAAGCAATCTTTGCTTTACTCTTTGAGAAAGTATATTGTCTGTAGACAATACGAATCCTGGTAAAGCATTATTTTTAAAAAATTGTCGTTGAAACTTAATCATATAGTAATAAAGTTCCATTAATTTAAGCATAGACTTAAGTTTAGATGTACCTCTAAATATAGACTGATCATTTTCAGCCATTACATGTATAATTTCCTCAGGAGCAAATTGGATAGCTTCTGCTTTTCTAGTTTGTTTTCTTCCTGCAAAGAAAGAATCGTCACTTTGTTGATTAGATACTAAGTAATTATAATGATTCACAAAAGTTACAGGATCAGGGACTACTTCTACATCATTTGCTGGAAGTAGATATATATCATTACCATCATAGTAGAAAAAAGCATTACCATCTAACATAAAGTCTAAAAAAGCTCTTCTAAAGAATCTTACTCTATCTTCAAATGGATTAGGTTTTACATTAAGTAGTTTATTTACTTTTTTAGCAGGGGACTGACCTTCAATTATAAAAGGTATTTCAACACATGCATTAATTATCATCTCTACAGAACGATGTACAACTTCAATTTCTCTGTATGCTTGTTCAAAATCAACAATTGTTTCTGGAGATGCATAAGGTTCTAAAGCAGCAACAGATGGCTGTGCTGGATTTAACTTTTCAGCTATCCACTCTCTAAAACCCATTTTATCTTCTGCCATTTTTCGTCCTTTGTATATCTAACCAATTTTTAATTTTAGGCGCTAAATGATTAGAATAAGTCTGCCCGTATAATGTGTGTAGTTGTTTATGATGTTTAGAACATAGTGTAAATAAATTTTTATGACTCAAATCATCTTCACAATCTTTTGCAAAAATAACTCGCAATTCTTTAATTTTTTCAACACTATCTACTTCTTTTATGCTATTCTTATCACACCATTTACCGAACAACTCACTTACACTGTATAAATGATGTAACTCTAATTTAGTTTTGCTACCACAGATATAGCAATCTTCTCTAGTTTTATAATCTTTCTTAATATAGTCTCTTATATATTTAATAGGAAATCTTTTTAAACTGCTCAACTACCTGCCACCTCATATTATAATGTTCTGCATCTGTATTTAATCCTACATCATCTTCTGGTAAGTTTAACACTTTACCACCAACCGTGTCAAGATATTTTAAATTTAAATACTTTTTAAGTAGATAGGATATGATTATATCATCGCCTCTTTTAGGGTATCCTATTTTGTCTATGTCTTTTTTTAGTAAATCTAGTGCAGACTGTTTAACTAAGGTTATAGCGCCTACTATGAAATCTACTTTAGCATCTTCATTCCAATGATCTGTTAATTGTTGATATGAATTTGCAGACTCTACACCTGATTTTCCATATACACCTACTATTGGTAGTTGTTTATTATACATTTTTTTAACTAATGAAGGGTGAGGCATAAGATCATCATCTACAATTAGTTTATAAGATTCATCATAGTCAAAACACCTAACCCATCTCTCCATGCACAACCAATTTTTTTCATTATTTATAACATCTATACCATTACCTAGATAAGGAAAAGGATCATCAGGATTGTTATTAACTACCGTTACAGGCATTAGAGTCTTATATGTAGTTGCTATATTTAATACATTTTCTTGTCTTTTATAATTTAATATTATTAATCGTATGTTAGGCATAGATAGATACACCACTCATTTTAGAGTGTGTATATATAGCATATCTAACAGAATCACTTGGGTGAGATGTCCAATCGTGTATTGGTTTAGGATTCTCAGTATTAGGATTCCATCTATAAGAACTCATTGCTGAATAAGTGTGTTTCCCTCCCATAGTATCAAAATATAAATTATCATTCTCTATTAAAGATTGTAAACAAGCTATACCATCATTTACAGACTTAATAGCATTTTCACAATATATATCATAGTCATAAGCAAAGTCAGCTTTTACTTGTTGTGCTGCAGAATCAATGTAAATAGTTTCTATATTCCATCTATCTATTTGTTCTTGTATTGCACCAGCTAATTCAGAAGTAGTAGATTCTTTAGATATATATTCGTCAAGAATATAATAAGATGTACCATCATAACCTATAACAACAAATACATTCTCATCTCTATACCCAACATCGAGTCCCGCAATAATTTCTGCGTATCTATCTTCTGCATAATCATCAACATGTTTTTTATCATCTAAATACTCATAAATTTGTGCTTCTGTAGTAGTCCACTCACATTCATACTCTTGTGCAAATAGTGCTCTTGTAGAAGTTCTTTTAGCTTCCATAACATCTTTTTCAGATAGTAAAGGATTAGCTCTCCAAGTGTGTATAGAAGAACCCCACTCATCATATTCATCATCTTTACCTCTCATAAAGTAATCATATAAATAATTACCTTTACCTCTAGGAGTAGAAATCCATAAACATCTAGAATCTTTAAAAGTAGATAACGCAGGACGTAAATCACGAGTAAAATATTCATCATGAGGTATAATTGCAGCCTCATCTACAATTAGTAGATTAGCAGCACGACCAACTAACGAATCTCTATTATTAGCAGATAGTAGTCTAAATATAGAACCATTTATAAGTTTAACTACTTTATCTTTTTGATTAAATTTATCTACTTCAAGTTCCATATTTTTAATTAAATCAGTAACATAGTCCCAAATAATAGAAGATAGTGAAAAATTAGGAGCGACCACCATAACTTGTTGACCAGGTTCTAGTAGTTTAGCAAATGCAATTATAGCAGCAGAGTAAGACTTACCAGTACGACGAGCAGCTACATGTACAAAAAATCTATTTTCTTCTAAACCTTGTAGCATAGCTTTTTGAGATTCATTAAAAACTACAGACTGAGGAAGTCTGTTGCATAACTTGTCTACATTAATCTTAAAAAATTTTGTATTCATTTAGGTAACATATTATATAGTATAGAAAAAACAGTTATTAAGCCAGCCACAACACCACCAAACCATAATAAAGTATGTAAAGAAGTTTTACCTTTAATAGCAAGTTCACTTACATCATTTAGCTTTTTATGAATCACTTTTAGTTCTTTAGATATAGCATCCATGTTTTCCATAATAATCTTATGTCTTACTTCACACACTGCTTCATGCGAAGAAATATTTGCCTTATTAGTCTGAGAACGTTCGTGTAATATATCTAATTCTGCTTGCACTTGATCTAACTCTCTTATATTGTCTGCCATAATTACTCCGCATAGTATTGCCATACTTTTTACTTATAGATAAAGGGATCTTCTTGTTTTGCTTTTTTTAGTCTTTTTCTATATGCTATTTCCATCTTAATATTTTTTATTATAGTTTTTAACCAGTTCACTTCTCAAAACCTCCGTATATAAAACCACTTTTAAACTCAAATGTTTCTAGTGCTAACATAGTAGACTCATAAATACTATCGGTGCTAATACTTGTAAATGTTAACTTTGTATTAGTATCTTTAGCAACTTGTTTATATACATCTAGAGTGGTAGTTTGTTCAAAAGGGTTATTAAATTGATCTCTGAACCAGCTTTCTCTTTGTTTACTTTCCATATGCGGCGTCATTTTTTTAAACAACTTTTTTTGTTTATTCTCAGAATATCTGTTAAAAAAATCAAACATTGCTTTTCTGCTATGTGTATGGTATAACCCAATAAACGTATAATTGTTAGCCATATTAATAGTTTTACACATTAATTCATATATACTATAGTCAGGTATATGATGCAAAACTCCAATACTAACTACTACATCTGATTTCTTATCATACTCTGTTAAGTCTTGTAATTTCCAATTAATTTTGTTTGATTTTAATTTTGACTCGTTAATTGCTGTTTCAGATATATCTATTCCTGTAACAGCTATATTAGGATATTTATTTTTTACTCTATTACACAACCATCCAGTACCACAACCTAATTCCGTAAAAGATTCAGCACTATCTAAGTGTGAACAAAGAGAAGGCCAAGGAATATTAGTATTACTATCAATACCTGTATTAAAAGGCATATAATTATAAAATGACTGTACCATTTTTGAAAGCATTTTATTTATTTTGCTGTTTTATATTATAATTTATTAGTGTTAGTCTATCTTTATTATAGTAAAACTCAGCAGTAGTAGGAATTTCCATTCTCTCATCATTTATAGTAGTAAAAAATCTCATTCTTCCTTCTGCAAATACATCATCTTCTACAACATTTTTAATTGTTTTATAGAATAACTGACCTGGTAATCTATATTTAACTTTATATGTTAACATTTTTCCCTCCGTTAACTATTTATATTTTAATTATAAAGTTAACGACACTACTTGGCAAGGTTGTTGCCAAAGCAGGAATGCTTAGTCCGGGTATTGTGTGCGTGTGTGCGGCATTAACGTTATCTGTTAAGGCAGTACCAGTTGCAGAGTCTTTTGCTGATGTAGCAAAAGTTCCTGTTGTATTTGTTCTACCAGCTGTTGTAGATCCAGATGTTCCAGTTCCTGTGGTATTTGTAGCGTTAGTAATAACACTCGAAGCAGCTGCTGAACCTGTCTCTGTACCAACAGTACCGTTGTTAGTACCTTTACCAAGTAATACTCTATCTCTAAGATCTGGAAGACCAAAAGTACTTGAACCATCGCCTGTACCATAAGCAGTACCTATAACCGCAAATAGTCGTGCGTAAGTACTTCTACTTATATCTGCACCTGCACAGAGTAACCAGCCAGCATCAGGGGCAGCTGCTCCACCAAAAGCTATAATTGATCCTGAAGGCATAATTTCGAATCCACCTGCAGTAGATCCATCATGTACTATCAACCCTTCGGTTGCAGTATCATATGAGAGTTCGCCAGCAGCACCTGTAAATGCATTATTCTGTGCGGTAGTACCTCTCCTAAGTTGTAGTGCTGTAGCCATTTATCGCTCCTTATTTATTTGCACATTCAAGTGTGCCTATTTTGTCAAGGTTATAAAAACCTTTTTACCATATTTATTATGTAGCGTCAATATATTTTATTACAATGCGCCGAGATCCAAAGATACTAAAGAACCAATAGGATCCATTAAATCATACTTAGCTGTACTTGCTATACCAAAAGCATCTTCTGAGGCATCAGTTAAGTTACCTAGATCTGTATTAGCAGTTCCTGGTACAGTAGAGGTAGAAGAATTTTGATAACCTACACCAGCTTCAAGAGCTTCCCATGAGATATCATTAGCACCCGCTGTTAAAACTGTACCTTCTGCTCCTTTTGCTAGTCTAGCTGTAGCAGCAGAAGCATTACCATAAATTATAGAACCTCTAGTAATAGCATCAAGTTGGTTAATTTCTGCTGCGGTAGAAGTAACAAAAGTTGATCCTAACTTCAGATTTCCCTCTGGAACAGTAAGATTCGCATGGCCATGAAGGATTAAAGCATCTGCTGAAGTGTCCCATACCATATTAGCATTGGTAGTATCGCCATATAAAATTACATCATAGCCAGTGCCATTAACTCCAACAGCCATAGATGCATCAAGTTGAATCGCGGCGTTAATATCTAAAGCTTTATCAAATTTAATTGCTTCTGAGCCATTAGTAGTAACTATAGTTATATAAGCTTCATCAGCTTCTTCAATCACTAATGATGTAGCACTATTATCTAATACTTTAATGGAACTTGCTGTGCTGAATCGTAGTGCCCCATCTGCTCCTGCAGATAAGGTTAGATCTCCTGATATATCTACAGCACCATTAATATCTAGTGCTTTATCAAACTGTATAGCTTCTGAACCATTAGTAGTAATTATAGTCATATAGGCTGTATCATCTTCTTCAATTACTAAAGATGTCGCACTATTATCTAGTATCTTAATAGAACTTGCTACAGGGAATCGTAGTGCGCCATCACCACCGCTTAAAGATAGATCATTAGTAATATTTGCTACACCTAGATCTATCGAACCATCTACATTGAGGTCACCAGCAACAGTAACATTTGTAGCTACTGCTAATCCATTAGCTCTTGGGCTAATATTACCAATAGCTATATTACCGCCTGCATGTATGTTACCTGTAGTAGTACCATTACCTACAGTAACAGTAGCATTAGATGTCATCTCAAATTTATTTGTGACGTCCTGATTTAGACCGCCTAAGTATGAATGAACTTTTGTACTCATGATAACCTTTCCTTACTGCCCATTTATAAGGCTCCTAAATCTAGAGATACTGTTCTACCAAAAGGCTCCATTAAGTCATATGAAGGTTGTGATGTGATTCCAAAAGCATCTACATCTGTATCTGTTAGATTACCTAAATCAGTGTTCACTGTGCCAGGAGGATCAGCAATTGTAGTATTAGTAGTAAAGCCCATAGCTCCACCACCAGCAGGATCTTCCCAAGAAATGTCAGTTCCATCACTTGTTAAAACTTTATCTGCACCGCCAGCAGCTAATCTAGCAGTAGCGCCTGAAGCATTACCATATATAAGTGAGCCTCTAGTGATTGCATTAAGTTGATTAAGTTCCGTAGTAGTAGCACTTGCTACAGCAACCTTACCAGACCCATCAGATGCTAAAGCACGACTAGCTGTAAGATTACCAGTAGTAATTGTAGAAACAGCTCCAGCAATGTTAGCTACTCTTCTTGCTTCTATAGCAGTAGCTTCTGTGACTCCCGCAGATAGCTGAGTCTGAATAGCACTACTAACACCATCTAGATAACCTACCTCAGTTGAAGTTACTACAGATACAGCAACCTTGCCCGAACCATCGGATACTAAAGCTCTACTTGCAGTTAAATCTGCATCATCAATAGTAGTTGCAGCTCCAGTAATTGTAGCTTGTTTAGAATCTATTTGTGTTTGTATAGCTGAAGTTACACCATCTACATAGCCTAACTCAGTAGCAGTGACTGCTGAAGCAGAAACTTTACCACTACCATCAGAGACTACTGCTCTAGAAGCTGTTAGGTTGCCTGTAGTTATAGTAGATACAGCTCCAGCAATGTTAGCAACTCTTCTAGTTTCTACAGCAGCAGTATTACTAAAATTACTAGCTATACGACTAGAGTTATCAGCTAGATTAGTATTGGTAGTGTTAATCTGAGTTTGAATTGCGGAGGAAACGCCATCTAGATAACCAATTTCTGTAGAAGTTACATCAGATACCGCTACTTTGCCAGATCCATCTGATACAACAGCTCTTGAAGCCGTAAGGTCTGCATCATCAATAGTAGTAGCTGCGCCTGTTATAGTAGCCTGCTTAGAGTCAATTTGAGTTTGGATAGCACTAGTTACACCGTCAACATATCCTAACTCTGTAGCAGTTACGGCAGAAGCAGCAACTTTACCTGAGCCATCACTAACTAGCGCCTTACTAGCTGTAAGATTACCAGTTGTTATAGTAGATACGGCTCCAGCAATATTAGCTACACGTCTTGCCTCAATAGCTGTAGCCTCTGCAGTAGTACCTTTTGTATCTAATTGAGTCTGTATAGCTGAAGAAACGCCATCTAAATAACCAACTTCGGTAGCAGTTACGGCAGAAATAGCAATCTTACCTGAACCGTCTGATACTACAGCTCTTGAAGCTGTTAAATTGTCTTTATAAACAGTAGATACAGCGCCCGAACGGTTATCTGTAATTGCAGTATTTAAATCTGCACCATTATATTTAACTGAGGTAGCAGTAAATTGTCCTACAGCTAAGTTAGCAGCTCCAGTAGGACTAATAGCAATATTAGAATCAGGATCTCTAGTTTCGGATAGTGTAAAAAACTTAACTGACTCATCATAATAGAGAGCAGCATTACCAGAAGTACCACGATTAAAGAATATGCCAACATCTGCACTAGGAGCACCCGATACAGCATTAGCAAGCATGATAAATCTGTCTTGAATTATTTTATTTTCTGAATTAACAGTTGTGGTATCGCCATTAACTGTTAAGTTACCTGTGACAACTAAGTCATCACTCATATTTACTTGACCAGTAAATGTAGCCCCAGCTAAAGGAGCTTTTGTATTTAATTGTGTTTGTATAGCAGAGCTAACACCATCAAGATAGCCAATTTCTGTGCTAGTAACCACTGATACAGCTACTTTTCCTGAACCGTCACTAACAACAGCTCTAGATGCTGTAAGATTAGTATCGTCAATAGTGGTAGCTGCTCCAGTTATAGTAGCTTGTTTAGAATCAATTTGTGTCTGTATTGCAGAAGATACACCATCTAAATATCCAACTTCAGTAGCGGTAACTGCGGATACTGCTACTTTTCCTGAACCGTCAGAAACTAGAGCTCGACTCGCAGTTAAATCTGCATCGTCAATAGTAGTTGCAGCCCCAGTTATAGTAGCTTGTTTAGAGTCTATCTGAGTCTGTATAGCAGATGTAACTCCGTCAACATATCCTAATTCAGTAGCAGTAACAGCGGAGGCTGAAACTTTCCCACTACCGTCTGATACTAATGCTTTAGAAGCGGTTAAATTTCCAGTAGTAATAGTTGAAATGGCCCCTGCAATGTTAGCAACTCGTCTTGCCTCAATAGCTGTATCTTCAGTAGTAGTACCTTTGGTATCTAACTGAGTTTGTATAGCAGAGCTAACACCATCTAAATACCCAATCTCTGTAGCGGTAACCGCAGATACAGCTACCTTGCCTGAACCATCAGATACAACGGCTCTAGAGGCTGTAAGGTCTGCAGTAGTAATTGAAGATACTGCACCTGCTATATTAGCTACACGCTTAGTCTCAACGGCTGCGGCATTAGCGGAAACTACGTCTATATTAGCATCTAATCGTGTAAAGGTCACGAAATCATTAGAAGCAGATGCAGTGGTAGCTATCTTAGTATCTAATTGAGTCTGCACACTAGAGGTAGCATCTAAAAATGCTAATTCAGTTGACGTTACACTAGCAAGTGCAGCTACTTTACCAGAGCCATCAGATACTAGAGCGCGTGATGCAGTTAAA